GCGCAGTAAGTTCTGTCGCTAATGTAGTCAAGAAAGTTGCGCCTATTGCTGCCCCTATTGCTATGGTTGCTTTCCCTGGGATTGGTACTGCTTTGGGCGGTATGCTGGGGGCTACAGGAACGACTGCAACACTTTTAGGTGGTGGCCTTATAGGTGCTGGTGGAGCCGCTTTAGGCGGTAGAAACCCGCTTACAGGCGCTCTTATGGGTGCTGGCGGGGCTTACCTCGGAAATACATTGGGAGGCGCTTCTGGGCTTATGGGTGGCGGTGGTGGGGTTGCTTTCCCAGGGGCTCAATATAGTGTTGCTCCTGGCTCTTTCCAAGCGGCACTTCCTAGCCTTGGGGTTCAAACAGCCGCAACTGCCGCTCCTTTTACTGCTATTCCTGGGTCATTTCAAGCGGCCCTCCCAGGCTTGCTAAGTGGAGGTGGAAGTGCGCTTACGCTTTCTAATGCTTTGCGTGGTCTCAGCCTTGCAAACTCTTTGTTAGGCGGTCAACCCCAGCAAATTACCCCTCCAGTTCAGTACCAACAGCAACAACCTGTTTCAGGACAAGCCAATTTTGAACCGACCATCTCTCTACTTACTAGATACGGACTACTCTAATGGATGAGATTCTTGCAAGTATTCTAACGCCACAGCAATTGGCTCTGGCTCAACAAAATGCACAACAAAATGCTCTGCTAAATCTTGGATTTGGGCTTTTGGGTGCATCTCAAGGCCAACCTGGGCAACCTCGGCCTTCTTTTGGTCAGATACTCGGACAAGTAGGCCCACAAACCATTCAAGCCTACCAAAGTGGGATAGACCAGACGCTGAAGAATATTCTCGTAGCCCAACAACTTCAGGAAGCGCAACAAAAGAGATCAAGAGAAGCCGCAATTCAAAAAGCCTTGCAACTTGGCACAACTCAAGAACAAGTAAACGCTCTTCGTGGTCTTGGGGCTTACGACATTCTCGGGCAGATGGCAACCGCAGAAAAGGGTGTTAGGCAGTCTGGGATGCTTAGACAACCTGGAGAAGTTTCGGCAGAAAATCCTTTTGCTGTATATGCACAATCAACAATTCCTGGCGTTGCAAAACTAGCAAAGCAATATCAAAAGTCTTATGAGTCTGGTGCTATTGATGATGAAAAAGCAAGTGCTAGGGTTGGTGAGCTTGCAAGAATGGAAGAGTCTGCTTTTTCTCGACGAGAGAGTGCAGCAGATAGGGCTTTAAGCCGTGAGATTGCCAAAGGTGAGCGTGAGCAAAAAAGAGTTGAAGGTACAGAGGGGCAAAAATTAGCCGCAGGATTTGCAGATAGGATGGTTGCATCAAGCGCAATTATTGACCAGTTAGAAAGTGCTGGCGGGTTACCGACAGAATTAACTAGCCTTGCTGGTGGGGTTCCTTTTGTCGGAGGGTATTTGCAACGCAAAGCAATGACTCCTGAGCAACAACGCTACAAGCAAGCCGCAGACAACTGGATTCGTGCGAATCTGCGTAAAGAATCAGGTGCGGTTATTGGCGCAGACGAAATGGCGGCAGAATATGAGACATATTTCCCGCAGCCTGGGGATAGCCCACAGGTTATTCAGCAAAAAGCAGAAGCCCGTAAAGTGACAACACAAGCAATGATTAAAAACGCTGGGCCTGTATTCTCAATGCCAGCAACGGCAGTAAGACCTAAACCTAAAGATGTCAAAAACCGCTATGGCCTGGAGTAGACATGAGTGAGCGCATCGAGCGTGTTCTGCGGAACATGGAGAAGTTGTCCTCTGGTGGGGCTACGCCAGAGGAAACGATTACTTATCTCCGTTCTGAGGGTTACAACCCCGATTCTTTTGCCAACTCTGTCGCAAAGTACAACAAAGCAAAAGGGTTGGTATCTGAGTTTGGCCCAGTAAAGTCTGCTCTCCAAGGGTTGTCTTTTGGCTTCTCAGACGAGGCTGAAGCAGGAATCAAAGCCCTTCTTGGTAAGGGAACCTACGAGCAAAACCTTGCTTCTCTACAGTTGGCTCAAGAGGAGTTTCAACAGGAATCCCCAGGAACCGCTATAGCGACAGAAATCGCTGGTGGGTTTCCTTTGATGGCTGTCGGTGGTCTTGGTGCTATGCGTGGTATGCAAGCCCTCCAGAGAACCGCTCCTGGCATCGCACAACGGGTTTCTCCTGCTATAACTGGTGTTACGGGCGCTGCGGCTACGGGCGCTGTTGGAGGCGGTCTTGCAGGGGCTGGAACGGCAGAGCCTGGGGTGAGGATTGCTGGCGCTACAGGAGCCGCCCCAGTAGGCGCTGCTTTGGGTACGGCAGGGACAGTTATTCCTCGTGCTATTGGGCAAGTTCCTATGGTTGAGCGTGGGATTGAGATAGGCCGTCGGGCGTTGGGTATGGGTACGGATTACACCCGCACAGCAGATGTCAAACTTCTACAGGCGCTCCAGCGTGACGGGTTTAGCCCTCAACAGGTAGCCGAGCGTATTCAAAAGATCAAAGCATCTGGGTACAAGCCAGAGACAATCATCGAGTTTGGCGGGGAAAACACTCGTGGACTTGCTGATGTAGTTGCTGGGTATCCTGGGGCTTCACAAGCCGCTCGTGCGCTTGCAGAAGAGCGTAGTGGTGGTCAAGCCGGAAGGGTGATGACTGACTTCCGTGAAGCATTTAAGGTCAACACCGATGCTTTGGATTTGGCTGAAGACATCATCCGAGCAAGGGACAGAATTTCTAAGCCTCTTTACCAGCAAGCCTACCAAGAAGGTGGGGTTATTGCTGATGAGCGAATCATGGGGTTTATGAAGATTCCCCAGTTCAAAGATGCCTATGCTCGTGCAAGACGCATTGCCGCTCTTGATGGGATTGAGTTGCCCGAGAAAGCAACAGATATCGAGAAGGTCGGTGGGTTTGACCTGATGACCTTGGACTACATTAAGCGTGGTCTTGACGATGTTCTGTTTACTGGGAAACAACCTGGAAGCGGTATCGGCAAAACTGAACTTGGAAAATTGAAAGAGCGTCGTAACGAGTTTGTTGGGATTATTGACGAGGCTGGCCCTGCTTCTTACAAGCAAGCTCGTCAAGCATTTGCTGGCCCGACAGAAGTCTTAGACGCTATCGACCAAGGTAAGAAGTTTGCCACCCTAGATGCTCGTTCTTTGAAACGCCAATACGACTCCTTAACTCCTGCCGAACAAGAGGGATTTAAGGTTGGTGTTTACGACTCTATCCGCACCAACATCAATAAAGGCGCAGATGGGTCTGATGCTCTAAGACGGGTTTGGGGTTCTCCTGAGAAGCGGGATCAGCTCCAAGTATTTCTTGGCCCAGAGACATTCCAAGACCTTACTAACCAACTTGCTCGTGAGAAAGTAATTCGCCAAACGGATGTGCGAATGATGGGTGGCTCTCCTACTCAACGCAGACAACTTGCCCAGCGTGAGTTTGAAGCAGAAGAGGGGTTGGTTCCGCAAATGGCAGAGCGTGGGGTTGTTCGTGGAGGTATTGATTACCTTCTTAGGTCTGCTACAGGTCCAGGGCAACCAACCGCTGAGGCACTTGCTCCGACTCTTTTCTCTACAGACTACAGTCGGCAATTAGAAGCAATGACAAGGCTTAGGGCATTAGATGACTTATTGCGGCAAGAAGCCGCTCGATCTGCTGGCGCTATTGGTACTGGCGTTGGTGTTCAATCAGGACTTTTAGGAGAGTAAACCGTGACAAAAGCAAAGATTTCTGAATACTCAGCAACCGCTAATGACAACACCGATGTTAATAATGTAAACATCGCAGAGGGTTGTGCGCCTAGTGGTATCAATAACGCTATCCGTGAGGTCATGGCGGCGCTCAAACGCTTCCAGACGGGATCAGACGGAGACCCTGTAACCATAGGTGGAAACCTTGTCGTTACTGGTGGAACCACGGCTAACACCCTGTCAGCGACCAATGTAACCGCATCTGGGACTTTGGGAGTTACTGGAGCCTCGACCTTCACGGGAACTCTCTCTGCACTCGGAAACGCCTCTGTAGGTGGAACTCTAGGTGTTACTGGGGCTTCTACATTCACGGGAACCTTGTCTGCACTTGGTAACGCAAGCGTAGGCGGTACTCTTGGGGTCACGGGCGCTTCGACTTTCACGGGTACGCTATCTGCGTTGGGTAACGCCTCTGTGGGTGGGACTCTGGGGGTCACGGGAGCCTCTACCTTCACAGGCACTATCGCAGCTCAGGGTAAAGTTACGCTGGCTTCTGCGATCCACGAGGCTCGTGTAGACCTCTCAACAGCGACTCAAATCAATGTCAGTCAAGCGAACTACTTTATCCGCACCATTACTACAGACACGACCTTTACTGTTACGGGAACTCCTGCGACGGGTACGGTTGCTTCTTATATCCTAGACCTGACAAACGGTGGCTCTGCGACGATTACCTGGGCGACTGGAACTGTGTGGGCAGGAGGTACTGCTCCGACTCTGACCTCATCTGGGCGTGATGTTCTAGGATTCTTCACGCATAATGGTGGTGGTGCTTATAACGGATTTGTTCTTGGGAAAGATGTCAAATGATCCATGACATGATTATGGCGGCTGCGGGGGTTTCTACTGGGGCGGCCTCTGATGCCAACTTTGAAAACACCGTCCTGCTTCTGCACGGTGACGGAACCAATGGCGCACAGAACAACACCTTCATAGATTCCTCGACCAACAACTTCACCATTACCCGCAACGGGAATACCACTCAAGGCACATTCAGTCCGTTTAGCAAGCCTGATGGGAGGTGGGGGAACTGGTTTAATAACCCTGGCGCAGATTCTTACGCACCAAATAATTCTTTATCTGTTCCATACAATTCAGCATTAGTTTTTGGTACAGGTGATTTTACTGTTGAGTGTTGGTTTTATTTAACAGGGGATGCACCACAAAGCGATCCAACATTAGGCGCAAGCAATCGCCATGCTATGTTAGTAAACTGTAGTGGTGATCTTAATGATGGAGTTGGCTCAAGACCTGGATGGATATTTTTTGTTAGGGGCGACTCAAGCACAACAGGAACAGCAATTCAATTTATTAACAGGGTCAACAGCACAACAACATATAGCGTAACAGGCACAACTACTGTTGACAAAAATAAATGGAACCATGCAGCAGTGGTTAGAAGCGGGACGACCACAACTGTTTACTTAAATGGTGTTGCTATAAACAGCGGTACTTTGGGAGATCAAAACATCTCATCTTCCATGCCATTAATGATTGGTGAATTTAATTTTTATCAAGGTCTTGCATATCCGTTCCCAGGATTCATTAGCAACTTACGGATTGTTAAAGGCACAGCGGTATACACAACAGGGTTTACGCCACCGACTACACCTCTTACCGCAATTACGAACACCTCATTACTGACCTGTCAGAGCAATGCGTTCAAGGACAACTCCAGCAATAATTTTTCAGTCACCCCGACTGGCACTCCAAAAGTAACCCCCTTCTCTCCCTTCCCGATCACGACTGCGTACTCCACAAGTGTCAATGGTGGTGCAGGGTATTTTGATGGGAGTGGGGATTACCTAACCGCACCCAGTAGTCAAAGTTTTAATTTAAGTTCTGGAAATTGGACTATTGAGGGCTGGACATATGGTGTAGTTCTGGCAAACGACAATCGACTCTTTTCTCTTGAGGGTAGTAGTACATCGTATGCACTGATTCGCCCATCAGCAGACACCACTGCTTTACAGTGGAATAGGGTTGGAACTGGTGCTTTAATTACATCTTCTAGTGGAGTTTCTCCGGCTGGGTCTTGGACTCATTTTGCACTTGTAAGCAATAGCGGAACAATCACATTATATGTAAATGGAGTTAGCGCAGGAACCACGACAACCTATCCAGATAACTCAGCAACGCAATTCACAATTGCAGCAACGGCTGTCAGGTTTCAAACTTCTAACACCAACGCATACTTGTCCGACATTCGTGTCGTTAAAGGAACTGCGGTCTACACCACAGGGTTCACTCCTCCAACCGCACCACCAACGGCTATCACAAACACTTCCCTACTCTGCAACTTCACCAACGCTGGCATCTTTGACAACACAGGCTTTAACGCACTAGAGACTGTTGGCAACGCTCAGATAGACACCACGACTAAGAAGTACGGCACAGGGTCTATGGAGTTTGATGGGACTGGTGATTGGCTAATTGTTCCTGATTCGCCTGACCTTAAACTCGGTACTGGTAATTTTACGATTGAGTTCTGGGTATATCTTGCAAGCGGAGATACAGGTTCTAATCGTGGTCTTGTTGCTAAGGGCGGTGCGTCAACAGGTTGGTTAGTGTCATTAAACACAACGCAAAAAGTAGTTTTTACTTACACAACCAGCACGATCACTTCTTCTGGTGCAATTACAACAAACGCTTGGAACCATATTGCCGTGGTTCGTGAGGGTACTGGGTCAAACCAAACCAAGATTTACATTGGTGGCACAAACGATGGAACTGGAACCGTAAGCACAGACTTCACCCAAACTGAAGTTATGTATATCGGGGCTAATCGTGCGGCTGGCGATCCAATGAAGGGATTCATAGACGACCTCCGCATCACCAAAGGCATCGCAAGATACACCAGTAACTTCACCGCACCGACAAAAGCATTTGAAGACATAGGAGCATAAAATGTTAGTTTACAAAGACGGAGTAGTTAAGCATTACAAAGAGATGTTTCCTAATGTCTCTTTTCCGGCTAATGGCCCGACAGACCAATGGCTGTCCACCCACGGAATCTTCAAGGTATCCGTGTTCAAACCTCACACCGCCACCCAGAAGCTCGTTCCTTGTGAGCCCTACACCGATGGCTTATTTGCATACACGGTGCGGGTAGAGAACAAGACCGCCGAGGAAATTGCCGCTGAAACCGCAAGCAAAGCGGCTCAAGTTCGGGCGCAACGGGATCGCCTGCTCTCTGATAGCGACTGGACTCAAGTAGCGGATGCTCCTGTAGACAAAGAAGCATGGGCGACTTACAGACAGGCTCTGCGTGATCTTCCTAGCCAAGAAGGGTTCCCAGATGTGGAGTTTCCTAAAAACCCTGACTGGAAAGAAGTTGAGTGAATCCTTTAGCGTTGTTGGAAATCGGGGGCCGTCTTTTAGACAAGATCATCCCCGATAAAGACGCACGAGAAAAAGCCCAGGCAGAACTTTTACGGGCAGCGCAAGACCAAGACTTCCAGAAAGCAATAGCTCAGATTGAAGTAAACAAAATGGAGGCTCAACACACGAGCCTTTTTGTTGCTGGGTGGCGACCCGCTATTGGCTGGATTTGTGTTGTAGGACTTTTTTACAACTTTCTTCTCTACCCGATGATGACTTGGTTGGTAGCCATTACGGGTGCTGAATTTACCCCTCCTCCTCTCTTGTCTGAAAACCTTATGGAACTGGTCATGGGGATGTTGGGGTTAGGTGCATTGCGTAGTTTTGAGAAGTGGAAAGGTGTCGCTCGATGAGTTACTTTCGTGATGAAGAATTTAAGTGTTCTCATTGCGGTGTCTCCAAGATGGATAAGGCGTTTATTGACAAACTCAACATCTTGAGAGAGAGTTACGGCAAACCTTTAAGAGTCACTTCTGGTTATCGTTGTCCAGCGCATCCAGTAGAAGCAAAAAAAGAATCATCTGGGGCGCATACAACAGGTCGGGCAGTAGACTTTGCAGTTCAAGGTGCAGATGCACACAAACTATTAAGCATCGCACTAAAGATGGGCTTTAAGGGGGTCGGGATACAGCAGAAAGGCACAGGCCGATTCATTCACTTGGATGATTCGGATGTAAACCGACCAACTATATGGAGTTATTGATGTCGCACCACGAAACCGCCAAAAATACCGTAGATGCCATTTCTGTGGTGACAGTAGTAGGAACCATAACCGAGGTTCTCCCAGCCGTTGCCGCCCTGTTTACGATCATCTGGACAGCCCTACGAATTTGGGAGATGGATACGGTAAAGAAGCTCACGGGTCGATACGATGCGCCTGTCGAGTGATAGCTGCCGAATCGTCTACGAAACCCTAATACAACTCTCTCCGATTAAGGGCTGGAGACTTCCTCCCTCCGAGAAGGTTATCTTCCAGGTCATCCGTGACCCTAAGTGTTATGGGGAGTACGAGAATGAGCCTCATGTCATCCGCATCTCGTCTTGTAAGGTCGGACATCTCGATACCTTAATAAAGACGATGGCCCATGAGATAGTCCACCTAAAACTCTGTAAAGACGGGTTTAAGGATTGGGACAAGCATGGTAGAGAATTTAAGGATCATGCTGGTAAAATCTGCACAGAATTTGGATTTGACCCCAAAGAGTTTTAATGCCGACGAGAGACCCAGAGAAACAGAAAATTTGGTCAAGAAGGTGGTACGAAAAGAACCGAGACAAGGTGATAGCAACATCGGCTCGGCAGAAACTCAGTCTCCGTGAGAAATACAAAGCATATAAGGCTACTCTTTGCTGCCAGTATTGTGGCTATAACGACTGCCCAGAAGCCCTAGATTTTCACCATGTAGTCCACTCCCCTGATAACGAGAAGGTCTACAAACTAGCCGGACACGGGCGTTTTAGGGCCGCTATGGAGGAGATTAAGAAATGCGTGGTTCTCTGCTCCAACTGTCATCGTAGACTCCACAACGACGAGGAGTTTGAGAAAGCGGTGATGAAAAAAATTAAGCGGGTAGTGAGGAAGATTTCGCAAAAAACTTCTTAGCGACCAGCTCCTTCAACTTCCCGCCTAAATACTCCCCGTGTCGTCTCTCAAAGGACTCCACGAACTCCCGCCTCTTTTTTACTCCCTTCCACCCAGCCACCATCTCTGCAAGGTTTTCTAGTTTTATCTCAGAGTCTCGCTCTGTGATGATTCTGACTTCTTCACTCGTGGCGTAAAACTCGCCGAACGATACGAGTTTAGTCCGTCTTTTTTCCGTCTCTCTAGTAAACCTTGGCTCAACATCTTCTCGCAAATCTCCCTCGAAAAGCCCTGACTGCATAAGAAATACTCGCTGATCTCTTTAGGAGTCTTGAAGGTCTTGCGTTGAAGGTAATTCAGTATCTTTATTTCTAAGCTCATAATTTTTAATTATCCGCACCATATCAGGGGGAACCCACCTCTCTGGTTTCATTATCTTCCCGTTCTCGTCTCTTCTGACGATCCCGAGTTCAGGATCAATCTTCTTGAAGTTGGTGATTGCCACTTCATCCCATCCCCAATCTAGTGGCAAGTCCATAGCCCTAGCCAACCCAATCAGCACCCAGATAGAGTCACAGATGGCATCCAAAGTTTCCGCTTTGGCGGCTATCAATTCATCATGGGATTCTGCTGCGTTGAACTTTGCTATTCCTACTTCTAGTTCACCGACTTCTTCCGTAACAAGGTCGTGGTAGAGGGCAACGAGCTTATCGCTAGGCTCGTGCCCACACGCCTTCATAAAGTGAAGGACATCCGTATACATTAGAACGGCAAATCATCTTTGAGGTTGTCCATAGACTTCTCACGGGGTTCTGACAGGATAAACCACCCGTCCGACCCGACTGGGATCGACTCCAGTTTCAGAGACAGTCCCTTCTGCCCTTCCATAACGACTCCACACTTGATCCAGCGCTTCTTTTCTACACCTTCTTTGTTGGTGTAAGACCCGCCATTAGCGATCACTTCGTACTTGATTCCCATATAACCCTTTCTATTTCGCAGCCATGTAAAGACCGATGTTGCTAAATGCATAGCCAACAAAGGTAATCCCAAGGGGGCTGTTTCCCTTCAGATACTGTTCTATCCCTATGTAGAGATATATCAATCCTACACCCGCTATAAGCCAACTACTCAAGATGCCTCCCAACCCCTTCGCAGAACTCTCCATATATTTCTTCTACCAAGGAGACATCTTCGATAGCGTATTTCAACTTGTCCCGCAGATATCTACGGAAGTCATCGAGGTCGGCAATAACCTGGGGGGACTGGATCATATATTGAGCCTCATCCCAGTTGTCAGTCTCTATCGTAATTTTCAAGGAGCCTCCTTGCTTCTTGTCTAACTTCCTGACTCACAGCCCATCCGTACATCTCTGGGTCTACCAGGGCCTCTAAAAACTCCTTAACGGAGGTTGCGTTCCATGTCGTTGACTTCTTCCAAGAACTCGTAGATTCGGGACTCAAACTCATGGATTTCCTCTTCTGAAGGCTGGAACTTAATGATCTTAATTTGTGTCTTTTCTGGGAACATGGGGTGGAAGGAACACCAGTAGGCAAACTTCCGGCCCGTACAGGAAAGTTGGGCAAAGAGCTGCGCTTGGTACTCCTTGGGAATCTTCCCCGCCAGGATGTTCTCGATATGCTTCGGCCCTTGGGGGCATTTGATCTCTAGTACCCCGCCGTCGCTCGTAAGACCGTCTGGAGAGGCTCCAAAGCCCTTCAGGATAGGGTGATCTACCAGACCGACTTCCTCGACCTGTAAGCCCGTCTCAGAGGAGAATTTAAGCCTTGCTACGGGTTCGTTCTCTGTCCCCCACCTCATTGCAGGGGTTTCAGGTATTACGGTAGCAATACCCGTAAGGCGTTCAGCAAGAATCTGAAGCCTGAGATTTCTACGATATGCAGATTCGCCAGTCTTTGTCGTTGCCAGAGCGTCATCGCATCTACTCGCTGTTAACTTACCGACTCGGGCTTGTAGCCATGCCTCTGTTCGTTGTTCCATCTTCTCCATAAACCCTCCTTAGCCTTCCTTAGTTCACTCTCAAACCTATCT